CTTGGTGGTTAAACGAAACTGAAGGAGCAACAAAATGGCCTCAATGGTTTATGGTGATATTACCCCGCGTCAAGCGGCTTTCTCGGTAGCGAACCTGCTGAAGCGCGCACAGCCGCTTCTGGTGATTGAGCGTTTTGGTCAGGTCTACATCCTGCCCAAGAACAACACTCGCATCGCCAAGTTCCGCCGCTACTTCCTCGAAAACTCGACCGGCTCCGTGTCGGGCAATGCTGGCAATGCAGGTATGCCGCTGGCGCTGACCCCGCTGGTTGAAGGTGTGACCCCGGCTGGCAAGAAGCTGGCGTCCAAGGACTACACTGTTCAACTCGAACAGTACGGCGATTTCATCGGTTTCACCGATGTCATCATGGACATCCACGAGGACTTCCCGGCAGTGCTCCGCGAACTCACCGACATCCTCGGCGAGCAGGCTGCACAGACCGTCGAGACGCTGCGCTTCAACGTCCTGAAGGCCGGAACCAACGTGTTCTACGCTAACGGCACGCTGCGTACCGACGTCAACACGCCGGTGTCTCTGGTTCTCCAGCGTCGTATCACCCGCGCGCTGAAGCGTCAGAATGCGTCGCCGCACACCACGGTGGTCAAGTCCACCCCGGCGTACAACACTCAGCCTATCGAGGCGTCGTACATTGGCCTGATCCACCCAGATCTGGAGAACGACATCCGTAACATCACGGGCTTCATCTCCACCAAGCACTACGCCTCGGTTCAGCCGATGGAAGGTGAGATCGGTGCGGTCGAGGACGTGCGCTACATCCGCTCGACGGTGTTCCATCCGTGGGCCGATGCCGGCGGTAACTTGGGTCTGATGCTGTCCACGACCGGCGTGAAGGCTGACGTGTACCCGATCCTGTATCTGGCCCGTGACGCTTACGGTATCGTCCCGCTCAAGGGCGACGCCGTGAACGGTAGCTCGGTCAGCGTCATGGTCGTCAACCCGAAGCCCACGAATACTGACCCTCTCGGTCAGCGTGGTACCGCCGCGTGGAAATTGTGGTCGGCCACCGTGATCTTGCAAGACGCGTTCCTCATCCGTGCGGAAGTTGCGGCTACCGCCTAATCGGTAAGCAACCATCTACCCCGGGGCGACCCGGGGTAGTTCCACGGAGGTACGAACATGGGCACCACTACCCTGACAATTAAGACTGCGGTGAACGGGTTCACGGTTGAATACCGTGACCCGGAGATCGAGCAAGCGAACCGAGGCGACGGCCCTTGGATCGACCCATACAAGACCGTCGTGTGCAAGACTGCGGAAGATGTTTCTGCCGTCGTGACTTCTATCCTCCCCATCATGCTTACCGATGAGGAAGAAGATAACCCTGCCGATGAGTTCAAGTCGGCGTTCAAACAAGCAATCAAGGAGCTATCGTGACCGAAACCACCAAAACACAAGCCGAGATCGACGCCGAAATCGCAGGAGCAAACGCTGACGCTGCCGTGTCCGCTGCTGCACAACCCGAGGCGGGCATGACCCCCGCTCAAAAGGCCGCTGCTACCAAGGCCGCGAACAAGCTGGCTGCGCAGGCGGCGGGCACCGCGACCGACGCGAACGAAGCGAAGGCCGCAGTGAACACCCCGGCAAAGTCGAAACGGGTTAAAATCATCCTCGAAGAAAACGATGCGATTCCGCCCACGGGCCAGTTCTTCGGCGTAAACGGAACCGGGTACCAGATTCAGCCCGGCAAAGAAGTCGAAATCCCCGAGTTCCTGCTCGGTGTCATCGACAACGCTGTCACCACCAAGCCGGTGTTGAACGATGACGGTCAGGTGGTCGGATACCGCGATGTTCCGCGCTTCCCCTACCGGATCGTAAAGTGAAATGAACCTTCAAGAGCTACTGGATGAACTTCGTGGCAACATGCTCCGTGACGTTTCCGACGTACTGGGCGAGGCCACGGACAAGCTGTGGACTGACGCTACCCTAGTCCGCTACATCAATGATGGGTACCGCCGCTTCTGCCGCCGTACGCTCTTGATTCGAGACGCCTCCACCGAAGGGGTCACTCAGGTGACACTGGAAGTGGGGGTGGATCGGTACCAACTCCATAAAGACGTTCTCGCAGTGTTGACCGCCCGGCTTGAGGGCAAAGAGTACGACCTGCGCAAGACAACCCACGATAGCCTCGCCGGATCGGTGACCAACTCCGACCGCGCTATCGTCACGAGCATCACCCCGGCCAACCAAGAACCGCGCTGGTTCGCAATGGACGAGGAGAACCGCATCCTTCGAGTGTCGCCCAACGTAGGCGCTGACTTCGACGGCAAGATAATCCAGATGCGCGTGGCCCGGATGCCCGCCGCCGATCTGACAGTGGACGACCTCAACGCAGAGCTTGAGGTCGACGCCGACTACCACCTCGACATTCTCGAATGGGCAGCGTACCGCGCCCTGCGGAACCACGACACCGACGTGGAGAACATCGGCAAGGCCACGTCGCACAAGAACAGGTTCAACGAAGCGATTGCAGAGGCAGAGAAGGATAGCCGCCGGAGCATGTTCGCTCCGGTACAGTTTGTATTCAACAGCAGGTGGTGACATGGGAATGCTAAACACATATTCGGGTATCGGCAAGACGGGGTTGGCGACGCTCGCCTACCCATTCGCCGCTATCGGTACCGGCGTGCGCGCCGGGGTTGCAGACGCGGTTGGTGCTCCTCGCCCGACGGACACGGCGGCAGACGCCGTGGCTGCTTTCGGCGCATCGGGTGTCAACGACCTCAAGACCAGCTTCAACGAGGACGTTGCCGGGCTGAAGAAGGTGGCCGCAGGGGCGTTCGGGTTGTCGCCGTCCGCTCCTCCGACCGTGGTTGGGCAGACCCCGGCGGCTCCTGCTGCCGCAGCCGCGCCTGCTCCTACCTCGACGCAAGCTCTGCTCGACAAGACGGCTAACACGATTGCCAACACTCCGCTCGACGCGGTGCCGTCGAACAAGTACGACGATGTGGTCGCGGCGGTCGCCGCCAAGGGCGCGCAACAGAACAACTTCACCGACTTCAACACGCCGGGCGTTACGCGCGCCGGGGCGGTGCAGGCTCCGGCTGCCGCAGCGGTGCCCGTGGCCAAGCCCGCCGCGCCCGCGCTGAACCCAGTAATCATGGAGCAGCAGCAACAGTTGATGGCGCAGATCGCTGCCGCGCAAGGCGTGGTGCAGGCCGGCTCCAACCGCGACGGGTACAAGATGGGTGACGTGACCAAAGCGTTGGCGACGATGAACTACTTGTCGCCGCTGGTCGCCAGTTCCAACAACCTGATGGCTGCGAACTACGGCGTCGATGCGGGGATCATCAACCACACGGCGGACAACGTGACGCGCACCAACATCTCCAACGCGGGCAACGCGACCGAGATGGCCAAGACAGACCTCGCCGGCCAGTACGGCGTCGCCGGGCACAAACTTACCGCGCAAGCCAACATGCAGTTGGCGCAACAAAAGGCGCAACTCGACGCCCTGAGTCCCGCTGGACAGAAGGCGCTCGTCGAAGCGAATACCGCCGCTCGCAACTTCAACGACACGGCGGGCCTCGCAGGCGCAGAGCGCGTTCGCGCCGTGATGGGCAAAGCGCAGGACTTCCAACAAGTGAAAGACGGTATCGGCGTCACTCGCGGGCGCATGGTCGATGGGAAGTACGTTCCCTTCGTCGACAACGAGATCAACCAGATTGCTCCACCTCCTAAGAAAAAATGACACATGGCACTCAATCTGCAAAGTTCGGACGCGCTGCTTACCAACCCGGCGCTGCTCGCTCAATACTGGCAGGAACGCGGGGCAGCAGAAGCAGCGGCGCAAACCGCGAACCGTAGCCGCACCGCCGGGGAGGTAGCCGGCGATCTCGGCACCCAGTTGCTTCAGGGTGCCGTCGGTCTTGGCCAGTCGGCGTACGGCGTCGGTAACATGGCGACCCTCGGGCTGCTTGACCGTGCCACGGGGATGTCGAAGAACTTCAACGAGACGAACCAGATTCTCGAAGGGTGGAAGTCCGCGCCGACCCAAGCCGCGAAGGCCAAGGGCAGCGCTGCCTTCGACCAAGGCATCGGCGCAGGGATTAAGGAGTACGTCACCAACCCGCTCCTGTTGCAAGACCTGCTCGCCACCAACGTGCTGTCGCTGATCCCTGCGGGGGCCGGCGCTCAGTTCGCCATGCGCAACGCAGTGGGCGCGGAAGCCATCGCCAAGTACGCAGCGCGCGGCGCAGCGCGGGCCGGCGCAGCGCAGGCCGGCGGTGCCGCCGACATCGACACGATCAACGCCGCCCGTGAAGCCGGGATGTCCGAGACGCAGGCGCAACTCGCCGGCCTCGGCGCAGGCGTCGTCACTGGGGCCATGACCCCGGCGGTGTCGCACCTCACTGGAGCCGCGCACCTCGAAGGGTTGGCTGCGGCCAAGCTGCTCGGGCACAAGAACCCCGTCAACCTCGCAGGGCAAACCGTCGTCAAGGCGGTGCTTGGCGGTGTGGCCAAGGAAGGCGCGGAAGAAACGATCCAGTCTGGTGCCGAGACGGCCATCCAGAACGCGTTTACTGGCAAGGACATCACCAACGGCGTGGCGCAGTCTGCGATCCTCGGCGGCATGGCCGGTGGCATCATGGGCGGTGGCCTCGGCGCTTTCACAGGCCCGCGCAGCGCCACCCCGCAACGCACAGAAATCGCCGCCGCACTGGCGGACAACGCGCAAGCAGCCGGAGCTACGGCGTCACCGTCGGCGCTCGCCACACCGACCTTTGCCTTGACCCCACCAACGGCTCCGGCTGCCTCTGCTGACGCTGGCCTTCAGTTCGAGAGCGCCCCCGGACTGTCGTTCGCCGAACAGCAGGCGCAGGGCACACTCGACTTCGGTACCGCGCAGCCGCGCACTGCTGGCGATCTCACGTTCAAGCCCGCTGAGTTCGAGCCGTACCGGCCCGCAGGCGTGGCCAACCCGACCATCCCGATGGGTGGCCCGGTGCAGCAGCCGCTCATCGTTACTGAGGACGGGGATGTCGGAACGCCGCAGCAGATCGCCGCAACCCGCGACTTGCTGAACGACCCGCTCTACTACTCGCAGTTTGCGCAGGAGCAGCAGGCTGCCGCAGGTGAGGTGTCTCCGCTGGTAGAAGGCGGGGTTCCTCCGGTCGATGCTGCTCAACCAGACTTGTTTAACGGGTTCTCCGACTTGCAACGGCAGGTCCAAGAGCTGACCCAGCCGGCAGGGGCCGGCGTGCAGCCGTTGAACTTCGGCGAGGCTATGAGCCAGCGCAAGCAAGCGCGGGCGGAGCGTGTACAGACCGCGCTGGCCGAAGTCCAAGCGAACGCGGTCGCGCCGACCAGCGAGCTGCTTCCGTTCTTGGAGGGGCAGCAGCAACTCACCGGAGCGAAGCAATCCGACTTCCTGACCGCCGAGGACATCGTGCGCGAGCGCATGTTCACGACACAGCCTGACGGCACGATCACCAAGTGGAACCCCGACCTGCAACGGCAGGAAGAAGTCACTCCCGCACAGGCTGACGCCGAGGTCAAGGCAGCAACCTCGTGGAAGGAGTTCATGGTCAAGCAGCTTGGGCTCAAGCCCAACGACCTGCAAGGCAAGGCATGGAAGGCGTTCAACGATGCGGCCAACGAGAGCGGGGTGCTCCCTGCCTCCGCGGAAGCGGGGCAGTTCCTTAACGCGTACGCCAACACCATCGACCCATCCGCTGACTTGCCCAAGTTCGCGCTGAAGTTCCACGAGAAGTTCGGAGTGCAGGAAGATGGACAAGCAGCCGTCGCCCCCGCCGCAGCCGCCCAACCCGTTGCTCCCGTCGCCCCCGCTGCGCCGGACGGAGCGGTACCTGACTTACAAGCTGCGCCTGCTGCGGCTCCAGCAGCGGTTCCTACCGCGCAGGTAGCGGAACCCGCTGCCGCTGCGCCTGCCTTCGCAATGGGGCGTCAGGACAAGGACACGCACAGCTACACCGACGGCAACCAGACGGTCACGTTCCACAAGGACATGGACAGCGACCTGTGGCAGTGGGAGAACAAGGCGACCGGCGACTCCGGCGCGTTCGATTCGCCCACCCGCGCGGACGCCAAGGCCAACATCGCCACGATATTGGAAGAACGCGGCTCCGCATGGGACACCCGCCAGCAGCAGCAAGGCAACACCGATCTGGCCGAGGGCGTTACTCGCAACAAGTTCAGCCAGAAGCAGTTCGACAAAGAGTCGAACCGTGCGGTCAAGGTCGCGCTCGAAAACGACGAGGACGAGACGGCCCACGGT